GCCGCTGCCCGGCAGCCAGGTGCGCTTCCTGTCGTGCCCGATCTTCGAGGCATTGCTGGAAGGCACGCGCGGCGGCGGCAAGACCGACACGCTGCTGATGTCGTTTGCGCAGTATTGCGGGCGCGGCTTCGGCGAGCACTGGCGCGGCACGCTGTTTCGCCTGACCTATCCGCAGCTGGCCGACGTGGTGGCCAAGTCCAAGCGCTGGTTTTACCAGATCTTCCCCGGCATCCGCTTCAGCGAGTCGGAGTATTGCTGGAAGTGGCCGACCGGCGAAATGCTGTTCTTCCGCTACGGCGCAACCGAGGACGATTACTGGAATTACCACGGGCACGAATATCCGTGGCTCGGCTTCGAGGAGCTGACCAACTGGCGCGACGGCGCCTTCTTTGAAGCGATGCATTCGACCTGCCGCTCGTCCTTCCCCGGCATGCCGCGCATGGTGCGCGCCACCTGCAACCCGTTCGGCAAGGGGCATGGCTGGGTCAAGGCGCGCTATAGGCTGGGTGCGGGCGGCGTGCGCTCCGGCCAGGTGATCCGCGCCGACGGCGAAAAGCCGCGCGTGCGCATCCGCTCGCGCCTCGACGAGAACGTCCACTTGTTGCGCAACGACCCGGAATACATCCGCACCTTGCAGGCGCTGAAAGACCCGAACCGGCGCAAGGCATGGCTGGAAGGCGACTGGGATATCCATGTCGGGTCGTTTTTGGAAAAGGTGTGGGACGCCAACCGGCACATCGTCAAGCCGTTTCCCATTCCCCCAGGCTGGAAGGTGTGGAAGGCGATGGACTGGGGCTATGCCGCGCCGTATGCGGTGTACTGGTTTGCGATGGACCACGACGGCTGCATCTATATCTGGCGCGAGCTGTACGGCGCGGGCGAGAAGGCGGGCGAGGGCACGCGCGAGCAGGCGGCGGACGTGGCGCGCAAGATCGTCCGCATTGAAGGACACGATGCGCGGCTGGGCTACGAGTACCGGCAGAATCTCGCCGACCCGGCCATCTTTTCCAGGATCGGCGCGGATCGCTCGATCGGGCAAATCTTCCGCGAAAACAAGGTGAAGTGGCAGGAAGCGTGGAACGGCCGCGGCAGCCGCGTCAATGGCGCGCAGGAGATCATCCGGCTTCTGGCCGAAGACAGGCTGAAGGTTTTTGAAACATGCAAGCACTGGCTGCGAACAGTGCCAAGCCTCCCGCCGGACGATCTTGATCCGGAGGACGTGGATACCGCGGCAGAGGATCACGCATGGGACGCAACCCGTTATGGCATTATGCGCCGCCGCCGCGCGCCGGCTGAAGAACAAATGTCCGACGAGGATCGGGAAGACGTATATAAAGACGCTAACGGTAACCACATGATGCAAATAGAGAAATGATGGAACAAGCCACCCCTGGAACCAGCGATCCGCAGACACCGCAGCGCAAGGAACGGCCAGAGGATGGCGACCCGCTCGCGCGGGAATGGAAGGAACGGATTGCCAGGATGCGCAAGCATTGGGATAAATTCCATCGGCGCGTGCGCCATAACCGCAAGCTGGTAGCGGGCTTTGACTGGAAGAAGAACCCGGATGCCGATGATTTCTATATGCACCGGGCGAACCTGATTCACGGCACCATTACCGCCATTCTCCCCAATATCTATGCGCGCAACCCCGAGATTTCCGTGACGGGAACGCACAAGGGCGCAAGCGTCAAACTGCTGTGCGAAACGATCGAGAAAGTAACGAATCGACAGCTGACTGCGGCGAAACTGAAAAAGCGGGCGAAGGCCATGGTGCGCGCTGCGCTGACCTGTTCGTTTGGCGTCGTGAAAGTCATGTACCAGCGCGACGTCCAGGAAGACCCGTTCATCAAGAGCCGGATACAGGACACGCAGGACAATATCCGGCACATCGAATCCTTGCTGGCGCAGCTGGAGGATCCGCAGCAGCGCGCGAATCAGGAGGCGGTGAAGGCCGAACTTGAGGAAACGATGAAGGCGCTGCAGGAAAAGGTCGAGATCGTCGCCGGCGAAGGATTGGTGATCGACCGCGTGCTGACGGAACACATCCTGCTGGATGATGGGCTGGCCGAGTTCGACGACTATGCCGAGGGCGATGTCATCACGCATTGCATCCCCATGCGCAGGAGCACCGCGGAAGGCATTTACGGATACAAGCTGGACGGTGCAACCGCCTACGCGACGGATGGCGAGCTACAGAAAGGCAACGGCACCATCTATTCGGGCGGGGCCGGGACCGCCAGCGATCCACAGATTTGCATTCTTGAAATTTGGGACAAGAAAACCCAGCGCGTCTATACCACCGCTGAAGGCCTGGACTTCTGGATCAAGGAGCCGTTCTCGCCCAAGGCGGTCGGCGAACGCTGGTACCCATTCTTCCTTTTGCCGTTCCAGCTGGTGGATGGCCAGGTGATTGGCCCGTCGCTGGTTGATCTGACCGAGAAACTGCAGAAGGAGCATAACGAGACGCGCAACAAGTTCAACGCGCACCGCGACATGATCAAGCCCGGTTATGTGGCCGGCGGCGACATCAGCCAGAAGAATATCGAGACCTTCACCGATGCGGTGATGGGCGAGGTCACAGTCTTGAAGGATCTGGAAGGGCAGAAGGTACAGGGCGCCATCCTGCCGAAGAATTTCCCGCCAATCGACCCGATGGTTTACGACACGTCGGCGGTGCGCTTCGATTGGGAACAGGTGTCAGGCATGCAGGATGCGGCCCGTTCCACCGTCGTCAGTCCCAAGACGGCAACCGAAGCGTCGATCATGCAGCAGTCGCTGTCGGGGCGGGTATCGGAATTCCGCGACCAGGTGGAGGATGTGCTTCAGGAACTCTCGCAGTATGCCGCGCAAATCCTGCTGCAGGAACTTTCACCCCCGCAGGTTGAGCGCATCATGGGGCCGCACAAGACCGGGCCGCTGCTTGACGCCGCGGGCAATCCGCTGGCGGACCCGATGACGCAGGAGCCGGTGACCGGCGTGCTTGAACCCGCCTACGACTGGCCGCAATTGTCGCGGGAAGAAGTTTTCGATCTGGTTCAACTGCAAATCCGCGCCGGCACCACCGGCGAACCGGACAAGATGGAACAGCAGGAAACATGGCTGAAGCTGTTGCCGGCCATCCAGCCGTTGATCCAGTCCATCATGCAGGTACAGGCTAACGGCGGCGACGCCACCCCGCTCATCGCGCTGCTGAAGGAAACCGTAGTGCGCTTCGACGAGAAGCTGGACGTCGAAGAGTTCATTCCGAAAAAACCGGCCATGCCGGCCCTGCCGGCGCCGCCTGCTGCACCCGCTCTTGCGCCTGGCGCTGCCCCATTGCAGGCAGCAGTTTAATCACCACAAAAAGGAGTTATACAAATGGATCGCGAGGACGATAACAACCCGATCGGCACGGAAGCGACAGGCACCACGGTGCAGGCACCAGACGTACCCGAAACTCTCGGGAGCAGCCAGAATGATGGCTCCGTTCAGAATGGCAACGGTACGCAAGAAGAAGCGTTTGCCGAACGTGATGCATTTCTGGAAACCCTGCGCGATAAGGCGCAAGGGACCGCGCAAGGGACCGCACAAGTAACCGCGCAAGGGACCGCACAAGTAACCGCGCCACGCGATGAGGGCGGAAGGTTTCGCGCCAGGGATGCGACCCAAGCCGGAGCCGGCGAACCTGGCCCGGATGGAATGCCGCCTGTAGCGGCAGGCACTGAAAAGGAAGAGGGCGCTGGCCAGCCGAAGACGCTGGATGAGCTGGAAGCGGAGGCACTGGAAAACGTCAAATCCGGCCGTGGCAAGGAACGCATCAAGCAGGTGTTTGCGGAGCGCAGGCAGCTGGAAGCCGCCAATCAGGGTCTGGAAAAAGACATTACCGATTTTAAAGAGATGGTGATGTCCACCGGAATGCAGCCGGAGGAGTTTGTTCGAACATTGGAATTCGGGCGGCTAATGAATGCGGGGGATGAGCAGTCATTACGCCTTGCGCTGCAGATGGTGGAAGAGCAGCGCGAGACCATCTGCAAGCATCTTGGGATCGAAGCACCGGGTGTGGACCCGCTGTCGGACTTCCCCGACCTGCGCAGCGCCGTGGAAAACCTGGAGATCAACAAGACCTACGCACTGCAGCTGGCCAAGGTGCGGCGGCAGGAGCACGCGAAACAGCAGGTGCAGCAGGCGCAGCACGCCAGCCAGCAAGAGATGCAGCAATACCAGCAATCGATCGCGCAAGCCAGCCAAACCGCTGAAGCCTACTTCAAGACCCGCGAGCATGAAGCCGACTACCCGGCCAAGATGGCGCAGATCCAGGCCAGGTTCAAGGACCCGGCATTCGTCAACGAATTCATCTCGACTTACGAGCCGCGGCAATGGTTCGGCGTGTTCAAGCTCATGTACGACAACCTGGCCGTCGCCACGCCGCAGAAGGCCTTATCCAGCCAGCCGATGCGCAGCCGCCCCACGCTGTCGGGGATGCCGCAAGCGCCGGCGGGCGACCATGTGGGCGCGATGAAGTCGGTGCTGGCGCAGATGGGGATTGGCGGGAGCAGTTAAGGTTCCTCTTTGCCCTGAAGAAGAACGGGCCCGGTAGACATGCCGGGCATTTTTTTGAGCTGGACAAATATCCGGCGAGAAGTGGCAGTTGAATTAAACTTCCATCAGCAGCACATTTCTGCCTGATTGGATGGGGTGGCCAGGCGAACAGCCGGAAGTCCCGAACCGGCGCCACCGATCCAGGACGACAGAAATACCACATCGAATTTGTCGCTGTACCGCAGGAGTCGCGTCCTGTAGCGCAACAAGTCGGGCAGAAAGACGTTTGTAAGCCGAGAGTCACGCACGGCGCTGCAAGACCTGAACTCGTCAGCTTTGCGTCCTGACACGATGTGAAAGAACCGTTTCGTTTTGTTTCTTTCTTTCATATTTAGAGCGGTTTGCCAACGCATGAAAGGGAGATGAGGTCGGGTCGAGAAGCGCAACCGTACGTGATGTACGGTGAGCATCGCAGGCCCGAGATCAGCCCCTTTCATGCGTTAGCAAGCCGCTATCAGGAGCGACAAATGCCTATATCCGCACCAGACCTGCAGTACCTCGGGAAAGTGTCTCTCGACGCGTACATGCGCAAATCCGTCGTCGACCAGATCGGCGTCGAAAAACCTTTCCTCAAGAAGCTCATGCAGAAGAAAAAGATTCTGCTGGGCGCAAAGCAGAACGTGATTGTGAACGTGCGCAAGTCCCATGACGAGAATTTCGCATGGGCTTACGGCGAGACCGCCGTCGGCTTCAACAAGCGCCAGACCACCGACCAGGCGGCCTTTCCGTGGCGGCGCGCGGTGGATGGCTTCTATATCACGCACGACACGCTGTTCGGTGCCGGCATCAAGGTGCGCGAAGGCGAGCGCGGCCAGTTCAAGCTGGAGCAGGCTGAAGAAGTGCAACTGCTCAACCTGATGGACGAGCAGATGGATGCCTTCCGCGAAGGCTTCGAGAAGAAGCTCAACATCGAACTGCTGCGCAACGGCTCGGCCAGCGCGGATGCGGTGACTGGCCTGGACGGGCTGATCACGACCGCACCGGCGACAGGCACCGTCGGCGGCATCGACCGCGCGACCGCCGCTTACTGGCGCAACAACGCGGCGACCGCGCTCGCGTCCGCCGACCTGCTGGATGCGATGGAAGCACAGTGGCGCAACTGTATCCGCCACGGCGGCTCGCCGGACTTCATCCTGGCGGGTTCGGCCTTCATCGATGCCTACCGCAAGACGCTGACCGTCACGCACAACGCGGATGCCGGCGCGATCAAGCGCATCGATGGCGGCGTCGGCTCCGGCGTCAATACCGGCCTGTACTTCAAGGGCGTGGAGATCATCTGGGACCCGAACTTCGAGACGCTCGATGCATTGGATACGCCGGTGATCCCGTGGGAGAAGCGCTGCTACTTCCTCAACACCCGGCATATCGACCTGCGCGACGACGACATGGACATCGTGTCGCCGACCCGTCCGCACAATGTGCTGGCGGTGTACCACATGATCAACCTGCGGGTGGCGCTGGTGTTGAAGCGCGCAAACGCGCACTCGGTCCTCGCGATCGCTTAAGCACATCAGCGATCCTTCCCTGCCGGCCTGCGGCTGGCAGGGTTTTTTGCACCATAACCAAAACACCACGAGGTTCCAGACATGAAGATTTACAGCCTACGAATCCGCCGCGATGCCAACACCATGACCCCGATTGAAGTGCCGGAGCATGAAGTTCCCATCCTTCAATCCATCTACGGCGAAGAAAGCATCCACAACATCGATGGTAAGCGCATCGATGAGGTTGGCTTGACCAGCGCGGATGTCGTGGCCGACGTTGAGCGCGACCCATCCACCGAGTTCGACCGGCTTGCCGCGCGCTATGGCGGCAATGACGATGGCCTGATTGTCGAGCAGATCTATGGCAAGAAGGCCGCCAGGGGTTTGGAGGCCCGCATTGCGGCGATTGCAGCAGAAGATGCCAAGCGCGCTGCCGCCAATGGCGGGCCAGAAGCAGGCACCGACCCGAAGGCCGCGATCGGACGCAAGAAGTAGTTGAAGGGAGCCAAGGATGCCGCAAGCAAACAAGTATCAGCGCAGCAAGAACTTCACCGAAGATTATGGAAATGAAACCGATCATTCCGCGCTCAACGGGGAACTTGACGCTGCGGCGGCATCCATCAATGGACTTCGCGAAAACGCGGCGAAAATACAGAATGACGACGGCACCTTGCGACAGGGTGTCGTGACGGAAGATTCGGTCGACTCCGCTCTGAAAGATGCACTGAGCGCGGGGATCATCACGCAAGTCCAGTCTTCGGTCAATGACGCACAAAATTCCGCATTGGCAGCGACCACTGCGGCGACGATTGCACAAAGCGCGAAGACGGCCGCAGAGAATGCCCGATCTACCACTGAGCAATTGCAGAATGCGGCGCAGCTCAATGCAACCGCTTCATCCAATAGCGCGGCGTCGGCAAATACGTCGGCGACTAACGCCAGCAACAGCGCGACGGCTGCTGCCAATAGCGCAACGTCGGCAAGCACATCTGCGACGAATGCCAGCAACAGCGCAACGAACGCAGCGAATAGCGCCACCGTGGGGACCACGGCCGCAACCAATGCGAGCAATTCGGCGGCGAGCGCGGGCAACAGCGCAACCACCGCGACGACGGCGGCAACGAGCGCTTCTGCATCCGCGACGGCTGCAGCCAATAGCGCCACGGACGCTGCTGCTTCTGCATCATCTGCTCTTTACAGCAAGAACGCAGCGGCAGCGTCAGCGGCATCGGTCGACGCGGCAAATATTGTGCATCGGGCGGGCGACGAGACGATCGGCGGAAAAAAAACCTTCGAGGATCATTCGAAATTCTCGTCCTATGGCGAGAACATGGATGCGCGGGACTTGAACGCGGACCACACCATTGACTTCAGCCTCACGAAGGTCACGAACTACAAGTTCAAGCTGCTGGCAAGCGTTGCGCTGCAACTG